AAATTGAAACTCTACAAAGAAATCCATTGCAGCTAAGTATTTGTTTATAAGTTTATTCATTATAGGAACATATTGTTTGATAATCTTAGTTTTAATTCCTTGATCTTTTAACATTACACCTGCAACTTCATAAAGGTTCTTTTCATTAACTAACTTTTCTTGTGACTGTCTATGCTTAGACATATCGTTTGTAAGTCTTCCAAGTTTTTGGTTTTCTTTACCAAGATCTTTTCTGTTATCAGTTAGTGCATTATTATCTTCATTTAACTTTTCAATATAATTATTAAGTGCATTTATATTTCCACTTTCTGATGATACCTCTGTTTGCTTACTTGTAATAAGATCATTTATATTAATCATTTCCTGAACTTTCTCACTTGTCTTTTCATACTCTTTACCAAGTTGATCTAGTCCTTGTTGTACTTCCTCTAAGTTTTTATTCTTTTCTTGTATCTTCTTTTCAGCTAAAGATCTGTCTATAGCTTGATTACAAGTTGGACACTCATTCTTAGTTTCAAAAAACTCTATTTCTTTTTTTAACCTTTTTATCTTTTGCTCTATATTATTTTCTATTGCAGTTATCTTACCAACTTTGTTTTGTAACTTATCCTTATCTTTTATCTTATTAAGTAAATCTTTTATCTGTTCATTTAATTTTTCTATCTTTTGTTTGTGTCTTAATATACTTGACTTAGATTTTTGTATCTCTCTACTATTAGAGTCAATCTTATCATTGTTACTTTGTCTAATATCTTCAATAAACTTTTTCTGAACTTCTATTTTTTCTTGTGTAAGTTTTAATTGATATTTAAGCTCTTGTAAACTATTTTTATTTTCACTTACCTTATCCTTCAATAAATTATTCATAGCTGAAAATATTTTTATATCTAAAAGATCTTCTATGATCTCTCTTCGTTGAGGACCGCTAAGTTGCATGAAAGGAATAAAGCTACTACTACCAAGTATAACTATTTGTGTAAATGACTTATAATTTAACTTAAGAATGTTCTGCTCAAGATGTTCTTGATAATCTCTACTATCACCAGTTTGGTTTATCATCTTACCATCTACATATATTTCAAATGGTTGTGATCCCCATAACTTAATACTTCTATGAACTTTGTATTGTTTTTTACCTATCTTGAATTCAACCTCTATACTTGTACCTTTTTGATTAACACTGTTCACAAGTTGTTTTTTATTAACCTTTCTAAATGGTCTACTAAACAACACATAACAAAGTGCATCAAGTATAGTCGATTTACCTGATCCATTCTCTCCTACTATTAATGTATTAGGTGATCTATTGAGATCAACTTCAGTCCATACATTACCAGTGGATAATAGATTTTTCCATCTTATTTTTTGAAATGTCAGCAAGGCTCACTCTTAAATTAAACATCAATATATAATGCCTGATTATACAACGAACTAATGACTGAGGTCAACTGTTTTTTATCAACATTTGCATCTAGACCATCAATATACTTTCTAAGTATAGTCATTGTGTCTTCAGCTTCGTTTATTAATTCTTCTTCATCAGTTTGATCCATATGTTTGTGATCGTCAACTATAGTTAAGTTTTCTGGATTGGATTTATATACCTTATCTAAAAATAAATCAAACCAATATGGATTTGTTTTTTGTATTGTTATAACTTTGACATAAGCTCCTTGCAGCGACTCAAAATCAAAGTTTGTTATTTCTTCTAATGTTTTATCTTTATCGTTGTAAAATATTTTATAGTGCATCTTGTATGGATTGACTATTCTTACAAGATCCCTAGTGTTTGTATCCAAGATATGAAAGCCTTTTGGATCATTGTAATCGCTCCAAGTAAGCTCGTATGGTGTACCCAGATAATGAACATTAGATTTATTAGACTTAGTATGAAAGTGACCAGAACACACAAGTTCAAAGTCATCAAAAATTTTTTGTTGTAATCCATGTTCGTTCACCATATCCTTATTCATATGAAACCCAGCTATCTCTAAATGACCAAGAAGGATCTGAGCTCTTGTATTTTTAATGTGTTGTAATGACGAGTTGTAATTTGAATTATTTATCCAAGGCATAAAACATATATCAGTTCCATCAAAGTTTACAGTTGCTGGTTCACTATAAAACTTTGGATAATGATTTCCATCATTGGATCCAAACAACTCATTCATACTGTTAACAACATTAGTATTTCTATACGGTACATCATGGTTTCCAATAATAACATGGAAGTCTATACCCATTTGTTTTAACTTAAAGATGAAGTCAGTTTTAAGGCGATTAAGAATAACGTAATTGATAAACTTGCGCCTATCAACGATATCTCCAAGATGGATGACCGTTTTAATCCCGTGCTTTTCCAAATAGGGAAAGAAAATATTATCATAAAACTTGTGAAAGTACTCCAAAAAAGCCAAACTATCATTTCTTGCTCCCCAATGTGTATCTGTTATCAATGCTATTTTCATAATCTAATCATACCTTGTAAAATATTATAGTCAACAATTTTTATTAAAAGTCATAACAAATTCCTTTTCTTTCCCAATCACCATATCTAGTTGGTTCTAATCCTTTTGGTCCTCCAAGTTCTTTTGGTTTTTTTGGCTCATCAGAAAACTGACCTAATGTTTGTTCTTTAGTTAAAGGTTTTTTCCACTGTTCCTTTGACATATAATACCTCTCTATTTTTTAAGTGTTCTTCTTTTATTCTTGGTAACCACCAACGTGTTTCCATTTACTTACAATATATTCTTTCAAGTCATCATAACCACCAATATGTTCAGCTTGTTCATTCCAAATTTGTGGAACTGTTTTAAATCCATTCTTTTTCAAACTCTCTACAACATACTTATTATCAGTAGTACAGTGTTCTTCATAGTCTATATTATAGTTATCCATTAATTTTTTTGCTTTTGTACAATATATACAATTTGGTCCAGTTACTATTTTATATTTTTCTTTTTTTTTATAATATTTTTCTAAATCCATTATTTCCTCATTGTTACTCTATTACCTCTTAATGCAAAAAATAATCCACCACAATACATCATTACATGAAAATTATCATACAATAAAACATCTATAAAGCTATCAGGTTCTTGCATTAATATAACTCCAGTCATTATTCCACAAATAACTATTCCACAAAATCTTGTAATTAATCCACCATAACTATTTAATGATTTTGTTACTAATAACCCTCCAACCAATAAACCTATACCTGCAAACATTTCTCCATATGCTACAAAAAACCAAACAGTCATTGGTAAACCATAAGCCTCTGCTTCAGTTGGATCTAGTGGTAGTTTAGATAATCCTTGAAGTATAAAAACTATTGCAAGAGGTATTCTTATAAGAAAGTTAGCACTAGTGAAATCTGGTATCTTTTTTAAATATTTACCTGGTGCTATCATACTTTTCTTTTCTTAATCTTTCTTCTTTTTTTCTTTTCGAAATCATCAATAAACCTACCCATATATTCTTGTGTCCATTCACTAACCTTTATTTCATCTTTAAAATTTTGTGAAGTATCATGAGCTTGTTTATCTACAGTTGTATCAAATAAATTAACATTTTCAGATAGTTTAAATTTTACAAATAAATTTTTCTTTTCTTTTTGGATCCTTCTTAAGAATGCAAAGTAAATAATTTGTGTAAAGTATGCAAATGGATTTTTAGATTTTTCTGGATTAAAATTATCAATATATTGAAGACAGTTTTCTATACCATCACTTATCATTTCTTCTTTAAATGTATAATTAACAAAGTTTGGTTTTCTTGCTAAGTGAGTTGCAATCTTCATAATACATTCACCTACATATGTTGGAACTATTGGTCTTTCAAGTTCTTTGTTTGTTGCTTCTTCAACTAATGCTCTATACTTAATCATTGCAGCTAAGAAGTCTTTATTATTAACGTATTGTTGTTTAGCTCTTCTACCCATAATATAACTGTACCCTATATTTTTTTTAAGTCAACTGTTGACTTTTTTAATTCTTGATGTAAAATCGGATATGTAGCCGGCAGGGAAGGATAGGGACTAGTGGATAGTAGTCTCATCATCTTTATTTAATCCTTCCATAATATCATCTAACCTATTATCCTCATCTCTGTCCATTAACTTATCCATCAACTCTTGTATCTTTTGCTCACTCACATTTTCCATCTCAGTTGATACTGTATCTTTTAAACTTTGTCCTGTGATAGCAACACTTCCATCATCTGCATAGTTACCTTTACTTTTATGATTTTTAATTTTCTCATTTGTTTTATTATAATAAGCTAATAATGATCTATGACAGTTTATTATAGTAACTACATGCTTCTTATTTAAAGGAATAACTTGATCAAACTCCCATGGTACCCATTTAATTAAAGCCATACCTAAATGTGTTGGACTTTGTATCAAAGATATTTTTTGAGGATTTTTTATTTTAAGTTCACTTGTTTTTAAACTATCAAGTTTAACAATACAAATAATGTCCTCTCCTGTAGATAATTTTAGCATCTTAATAGACTCAGTCATTTTATCTCCTTATTGTAAAGTTTATAATCAAATCGTTCACTAATATATAATTTAACTCTTTCTGAGAAATGTTTCAACGTATAATTTATATGACTCTTATAAGATAAGTCATCACTTATATCTATCAATCTTGCTTTTTCTTTTGTTTCTGATTTACGGAGCCCTCTTCCGATACTTTGGAGGTTGCGAATTTTTGACTTAGACGGCGAAGCAAAGATGATATTGTGGAGATTACGGATGTTAACACCTGTACTAAAAGTGCCAAAACTTGCGACAATAATTGCATTATTTTCAGTCTCTGTGATTGCTCTAATCTGTTCTCTAGTTTCGGCATCTGTTCCTCCATATACAAAAAATAATTTTCTGTCTTTTTCTTTAATTGTTGATATCATATCGTGAATAGTTTTACCATGACTAATTATTCTGAATAAAACTAATGTGTTACCTTTTTGTAAAACAGTAGCTTTACTTATAAATTTATTTCTTGGTTCATAATTAGTTAAGAAATCAATCTCTCTTTGATAATCAAAATCTTTAGCTAACTTTTTAATCTCATTACTATATTTTAATGTGATACATTGTATTTTAAACTCAGCTAGATGTTTCTGATCTATAAGGTTTTTCGTGGTTACAGTCTGATATACAGGGCCAAATAACCCTTCGAGTACTAACTTGTGGGTCTGAGACCCATCTAATGTACCTGTAAATCCAAATCTATATTTTGTATTCTTTAACTTCTCCATTATTTTAGTTAAACTCTTTGCTTTATATAAGTGAGCTTCATCACCAATAACAACTTCGAACTGATTAAAATAATTTGGATCCATATTGTATATTGATTGCCAAGTACTAACAACCAATCTATCTTGTGTTGTCTTTTCTTTACCACTCATTATAGTATGAATGTTTTCTTTACAATTATAACTTTCAAAATCACTTTTCATTTGATATACTAAACTTGTTGTTGGAACTACAATTAATACTTTCTTACTTTTATAATATTGTGTCAACATATAAATTATTAAACTTTTACCACTAGCTGTTGGAGACAATACTAACTGTCTTTGATTATTGATACAAGTTAAAAATGTTTGTATTTGATAGTCTCTTGGTTTTATTGGTAAGTTATAATCATTTGTTTCAGGCTTTATAACTTGTACTTGTTCAATTTTCTTATCAACTTTATAACCTCGCTCTTCAGCAAACTTAACACAATAGTCAATTAAACCTTTGTAAATTAATTTTGTTTGACCATTATATAATCTAACCTTACCATCCCAAAATCTTCTTCTGTAAGCTGGCATAAATTTAGCACCAGGTACTTCAAATGTAAAGAAGTCAACTAACTCTTGTTTTATTCCATTATCAGCTGTAACTTTGCTATAAACTTCGTTTACGTGTTCTATAATCAACGTATCACGCTCCACCAAATTGTGTAAGTCTTCTCCAGTCAATGGCTGCACGAATCTGAAATCCTCTGTTGTTAATACTTTTTAATATATCTTCACAACAACCAACAAGTTCTTCTTGATATGCTATCTTTGAAAGTAGAGACATCATATCTTTATCTGAGTCAACATAGTTTCCTATTTCTTGCTTCAGTATAACTTTTGGCCAGGGTTCACGATCCATTTCTTTTAAATCATCTGGGTTATTCAAATCACCCCTGTAATACTCAGTCAATGTTTTAGTTAAAGACTTTTGTTTAATCTTCAAAGATCGAAGTCTTAACTTCTCATTATACATTATCTTAAGGTATTTACCATGTAACGTAGGTATTTTGAGGCTCTCAACATCAAGGTCTGTATCATCAACCTTACTGTCAGTTTGCCACATATCTAATAACTCTTCCATCTTCATAGAGTTATTATACTACAAAACTTATATTTGTGCAACTTTAAATTGTCTATATCTAAAACTTACGTCAGCTTCTAAGTAAGTGATATCTGATAATCCAACATCAAATTGTAATGGAGATAAATTAATTGGATATAAATCTATAAAGCTAATTCTCATATTTGGATTTTGAGAACTTGTATTAATAATTAAACTTCCATCACTATAAACACCTTGTACACCTTTTCCTATATTTGATACACCACTTGTTGGTCTAGTATCATTATTATTTAAATCTTTATATTGGTTAAAATTTTCTGGTGCACCTAATCCTAACATCCATTCATAAATTTCAAGATAGTTTTTCATATCTTCATCAACAGTAAATCTTATATCTAAAGGTCCATAATCTAATTTAGTTCCAACAAATGGTAAGTTAATGAATGGTGTTGGTGTTACTCCTTCAGCTATTGCAACTGATGGTAAACTTGAACTTTTACAATAATAGTTTACATTAGGAAGTTTATCAACTACAAATCTAAAACTT